GTTCTTCAATTCAAACCAACTCAACCGGGAATTGACATTGCTGCAAATACAATTAATATTGGAGAAAATCACAATCTTCAAGTTGGTGAAGAGGTAATCTACAATAGTAATAAAAATGACAATATTGGAGGTTTAGTTGGAGATGCACATTACTATGTTTCTACGCCTACTGTACAAATTGTAAAACTTCATAGTACTCCTCAAGATGCCGTTGCAGGTATTAATACTGTAGACATTACAGCAGTCAGTTCTGGTTTTCATGCTATTGAAAGTCTTACAGTAAAGAATACTATAAGTGCAATTTACGTAAAGGAAAGGGGAGAAGGTTATTCTAACCGATCTATAACAGTTCCTTCATCAAATAGCATAGGAAGTAAAACTGGAATTAATACTTATGATTCTTACATATATGCTAAATCTCATGGTTTCAACGAAGGTGAAGTAGTTCATTATTCTACAACTGACACTGTGATATCTGGACTGAATACCACTTCAGATTATTATATCAATGTAATCAATAACGATAAATTTAGAGTCGCTATTGCTGGAACTATTATTCCCGCTGAAAATTATGATCATAAGAAATTTGTAAAATTTGATAATATTGGTGTAGGTACACATACTTTTGCATATCCAAAAATTACCCTTAGTATTAAAACCACATCAGAACAAGGTGATATTGATATTGTTGAACCAGAATTGGAAGCTAAAATTCTCGGTTCTATTGATGATGTTTATATCGAAGAGGGTGGTGTTGCCTATGGATGTACCAGTCAATTTAACTATCACAGAAGACCAACAGTAAGAACTAAGGCGGTTCAGAGTAAGTCTTTACTTGCACCAATTATTGTTGACGGTACAATTGTAGACGTTAAAATTATTAATAAAGGAAATGGTTATAGATTAGACTCTGATATTATTGTTACTGGAGAAGGCAGTTTTGCAGATCTTGTTCCTACGATAGAAGATGGAAAAGTTACCGCAGTTAAAGTTGTTAATGGTGGTGTTGGATATAATGGCGCTAACACTACACTCGCTGTCGAAGCAAGGGGTAAAAATGCTAAATTCCTTGCTAGTGTAACTAACTGGAAAGTAAATCAAGTTGAAAAACTTAAGTCGCAAATTTCCGATGAAGACGATGGAGTTTTACTTCCAAGTAGAAATGAAAATCTAGGATTGCAATTTGTCAATTTCTTTGTTCCCAAAAAATTAAGGATTCAACTCGGAGATAACTTTACACAAAATAATGTAGAGACTCCTAATAGCAAAAAACACTCACCTATTATTGGATTTGCATATGACGGAAATCCAATCTATGGTTCTTATGGTTATCAAAACATATTAGGTGGTGGAATCAAACAACTTCAAACGGGATATGAAATTAGTTTAGATAATACTCCAGGTATCAGACCAAGCTCACCCGAGTTTATTGCAGGATTCTTTACTAATGATTATGTTTATACGGGTACTGGCGATCTTGACGATAATAATGGAAGATACTGTAAAACACCTGAATATCCAGATGGAATTTATGCTTATTTTGCGTCACAAACCACCGATACTTCTGGAAAATCTCAACCAACATATCCATACTTCATAGGACCGTATTTCCACTCTCAACCTATTGAAGCAAACTTCCTACCATCAGTTAACCAAGACATTGATATTGCAGCTCACGGTCTAACTAGAAATGTATCTCAGTATTATATTACATCTAATAACTCTAGATATAGACAAATTGATAAGGTTGATGAAAAATATAAACAAGAATTTAGAATATCTGAAATCAAAACTTCCGGTATTGAAGATACTTCAGTATTCTCTCCGGGAGATGGATATAAGGTTGGTGATAGTTTAGTAATTAAAAATAGAGGTGAAAGTGGTAGCGGTGCTAATATTGCAGTCTCTAAACTTAAAGGTAAAACTGTAAGTGCTTTTTCAATAAGCGAAACCGTAACTTCTGGTGTAGTATTTGATCTTAAAAAATCAGATACTGTAGAGTGTAAACTGTCCGATCCTCATCAAATTTTAAATAATGAAATTATTAATATTTCTGGCATTTCTACAACTTCTTCAAAGTCTGTAGAGGGTAATAGAAGAGTTAGTGTTAGAAATAAGACTACTATGTTGATGTCTGATATGGTCAGCGCAACTGGTGTTACAACTACCATTTATGTTAATGATATAACTGGATTCCGTGTCGAAGACATGATTGGAATCGGCACAGAAGTTTGCAGAATTATTAGAATTGATTCAAATAACTCTTCTTTTGATATTAATAGACTTGAATATCCTGGAATTCACACGGCGCGTAATGACAATCATCTCATTACTCTAAAACCAACTGTCTTTGATATTAAATTAACTCCGAATGAAATTCCTGACGAGTATGTTTATACTAATGAAGTAACTTACTTTGATCCCAGACTTACTGTAGGAACTGGAACTACCGGATCTGTTAGGGAAGTTCTTGGTGTAGGTGGAACTATTGTTGAATATAGAACTATTCCCAAGAGTTGTATTCGTATACCAGGACATAAATTTTATACAGGACAGGAGTTAAAATATCATGTAGGACTAGCGGGAACTGCTCTGTATATTAACAATGTTGGTTCTGGTGTTTCCATACCACTTACAGATGGTCAAACTGTATATGCAGTTAATTTTGGTAATGATCATGTTGGTATTTCCACTATTGGATTTACTTCAACCACTGGAATTGGAACACAATTAAATGCTGCAGAATTTGTAAACTTCAATGCATTATTCCCAACAATTGGAGCCGCACACTCACTGGCGACTGTAAACACAGAAGTTACAGGAACTATTGAACGATATAGTGCAACAGTTGCAACTGCAGTAACTCATGGATTAACAAGTTCTGATAGAATTTCTTTCGCTATAAACAATAGAGAAACAGATTCAATTTCCGTATTCTATAATCCAGTTATTAGAAAAATGGTAACTGGGCCAATATCTTTTGGTAATACTGATGTTTCTACCGATGATGATACTATTGATTTAACTGGACAAGAAATCGAACAAGGCAATAAAGTAGTTTATTCTGCAGGTACGCCAGCTAATGGACTTAATATTAATGCATCTTATTTTGTATTAAAAACAGACAAAGATAAAATAAAACTCACTGAGTATTTCAGTGATATTGATAAAGGAAGGACTATCGACATTTTAAGTTCCGGTTCTGCAACACAAGAACTTCATAAAATTAATCCTCCATTACGATTTATCAAAAACGATATAATCAGTTTTGATGTTTCTGATACAAGTCTTTCGGAAATGGATTTGGAATTCTATGAAGATCCAGATTTTACTAGAAGATTGGAATTGATCGGTACTGCTGAGGGTGGATTTGCAATTACTAGAACAGGAACTCCAGGTTTCGCTGATGCTAAAGTGGAAATTGATACAAGTTCACCACAGATTGCATCTGCAATATATTATACTTTAGTTCCAAAAGGTCCTGCTGATATTAGAAAGAATGAAATTTCTAGGGACTTGGATGTTGTTGGTGCAAATAAAATTGACATTGTACCACATTCACTTAACGCAGATTACAATGTACAGGTAAGTAATGCATCAACATTTCTTTTCAATCTATTAAGAAGACCTAGTTTATCTGAGAAGGTTTCTTACAATAACGGAAACACCATAGTAAGTTATACCACAGAATCCAAAACTGCTGAAGGTCCTATTGAAAAATTAAGAATTAATTTTGCAGGTGTTGGGTATGATAGATTACCTCTCATCGAAAGTATTAAAACTGCAAACGGATCAAATGCTAATATCAAATTAATTTCTAATGATATTGGTAAAGTTGAAAAATACGAAAGAATTAAAGATGGATTTGACTATCCAACTGACCCAACTCTTTCTCCACTTCTCAGCACTCCATCAGTTGTTGGTATTAAAGATATTAGAACTATTGATTATATTGGAATAACTACTGGTGGTAGAGGATATAATCAAACTCCAACTCTTATTGTTCCAGATAATACAGGCATTAAGTTAATACCTGTATTGGAAGGTGGTTCTATTAGTCGGGTGGAAGTTGCACAAAATGCAATTGATTTTAGCGATCCACTTGATATTGTTACCATTCATCATTCTCAGGGATTTGATATTGATTTCTTTACCGTCAATGGTAATGCAGTCACGGCAGAATTGTCTAATGCAGACATTTTAACTTCTGGTATAACCACAGATTTCCCATTTGATGTGGATGATGAGGTTTACGTTGAAGCATGTAGATTAAAACCTGATACGGATCATCTTGCAAACTTTAATTCAGATGGTTACGGTTATAAGTTCTTCAAGGTAACTGGAATTAGCACTACAAACAATACAGTCACCTATGATATGACTGGTATTGCTACGGGCAATTTTGGTACTTACGATGATTCAATTACTTTAGGTTATCTTGTTAATAAAAAACAAGTTCCTCAATTTACAATGATTCTCAAGGATGATGTATCTTACTTATCCAAGGAAAAAGTTACTGGACCTACTTTCAATGGCGTTGCTATGGAAGGTGGTTGGGATAATGATTTGAATCAACTGAGAGTTGGTAAATCTTTTGGTCAACTTCGCGTTAATGACAAATTAACTGGAGAAAGTTCAAAAGTTATTGGAACTGTAGAATATTTTAACATATTTAATTTAAGTTCTACCCTTGGTATTTCTAGAGATAAAGTTGGACAACTAGACAGATCTGTTGGTATTCTTAATGATTTCCAACAAAGAATTTCGGATAACTTCTATTATCAAAAGTTCTCATACTCTGTTAGAAGTCAATTAAGTTATGATCAATGGAAAGAACCAGTAAGGTCTCTTGTACACCCATCAGGATTTAAAGAATTTTCGGACCTTGAGTTTATTACTAAACCAACCAATGAAGAAGTTGCTGTTGGTATTGCAAAATCCGCAAACTTAAAACCAATAGTTGTAGATAGCACCTCTTCTTTACTTGTCAACATTGATCAAACAGTTTCCTTTAATGATAGAACTGGATTTAACATGGTTTATGAGGAAGACCTACTTCCAGATGGATCTACTCAAAAAATCTACATGGATGGTGGAATTCCAATTAAGAGTTTCATTCTGAGTAAAACTAATAAAGTACTTAAGATTGATAATATTGATGATCAGTTTGACGGTACTTCTAGACAACAACTTGATGGAACATATGCAGATGCTTCTGACCTTTTAGATCTTAACAGACAGTTCCTAATTGATGAAGTTCATGCAACCACTGTTTATAACTACACTTCACTTACTAGTGATCCACTTTATGATGAGGAAGAATTTAAATCAAAAACTAGTAGAGTAGTTGATGCAGTTTCTTCCGACCTTAAGTACAATGCAAATAGTCATACTGTTAGCGTTGCATCTTCTTATTGGAGTGCTGGAAATTCTGTAGGAGTCAATACAGCCGAAACAATTTACGGATATAATTATCTTCGTTTCCTTGGTCAATATGTTGTAAATAATCAAACTCCACCTACTTTCTATCAATCAGGAACAACTCAACAATTTAATCTAGCAGTTTTGCAAGATCCTGCGAATGAGTTTTTTGTTCTTAATCATGATGCTAGAGATCTTATCGTAGAAAATAAAAGAGAGATTCTCGACAAGGCTCTTGCATCTGTTGCTGTTCCATATCCAACATTTATTATTCCGGGTAGCACTGCAAATGAGGAACAAAACAGATATGCAATTGGTTACAAATTAACAAAAGAAAATCAAACTCAAATTGTTAATGAATCATACGCTGCTGGTGTTGCACAATATACTGGAATCAGTACTGTAGAAACTCAAGCAAAAGAGGGTCTTAATAAATTTGTTGATGCTATTGCAACTGATTTATTCACTGGTGGCAACAGATATTCTAGACTAACAACATTATCTTATTTTAATGGGGAAACCTTAGCAGATGATAAACTTGTTCTCTCATCCGCAGAAACAAATTATTTGTTCGATCAGGCAAAGGATAAAATCAGAAAGTCAGTTAGAAATGGTATGGGAGTAACCTATGCCGCTTCAGAAGGTCCTCCAATATACGGTGTTGGAACAACAGTTTCAAATACTGCAGCTGATGCATGTCAAGATGTTCAAAACACAATTATAACACTCTCCGCTCTTGTGACTGGTCCTATTAGCATTGCATCTCTTGGATCTTTACCTGCAGAGAATGTTGGAACTTATTCCACAGGTGTTGCTAAGTGTTTCAGGGATCTTAAGTATATTGTTGACGGTGTTGCTCAAGATATTGCATATGACAGCAATCAACATACGGTAAGGAATACTAAGTTCTACTTTGATGCACAAGGTAATCAAAAAACTGATGGTCTTGTTTATGAAGAATCGGAATCCATCTACATCTTCAGATCTGCAATGGATTACATGAAGAAGGCAGTTAGAAATGAATTATATTACACCGATGAGAATATTGTACCTCTCAGCCAACCGGGAGTTGGTGCAAGTGCTTACACTGCAGAAATTCAAACAGAAATCGAGTCCCTAGTGGGTATTCTGACCGTTGCAATTGGGAATAGTAGTCTTTCTTCAATTCCTTATGTTGGATTCGGTACAGGGGATTGTGCTAACGTTAGATATTCTTTACGCAACTATGTTGGTATTGTTACTAACATTATTGGAATTGGCACTGACCAAACACCATCTGTTATTAGAGAACCTTCCCTGAGTAAAGGTGGAATTATTGTAGGACTATCATCATTTAAGTTGAAATCTGATGGACAACCTTTATTTAAAAAGGTATTTAATTCTGCAGATTCTGCAATTGTTAATCCTATCAATGATATCTTTACTTTCCAAAATCATAACTTCCAATCCGGTCAGGAGTTGATTTATAATTCTTTAGATGGGACAAAAATTGGTATTGCAACTACATCTTATGCATCTGGTGAAAAAGATATTCTTATGGAGGTTAAGGATCTTTCTGGTAGTGGCGTTAAGAATAATGGAATTGGACAACCAATCGCAGTAACGGGTGTTGCAACTGTTCTTGTACCACCTGGACCAACTACACAATACTTTAATGATGTTGTTGGTACTGGTGATACTAATGGTGAGGGAGTTGTAATTGATGTCATAGTCACTTACAGTTCTGGTAACGGTGTTGCACTTTCTACAACTGGTTCTCTTGTGCAAGCTGGTAAGAACTTTGGTGTAGGTGAGGTTGTAACAATTGGTGGTACATATTTCGGCGGAACTTCAACTGCAAATGATTTTACATTCACAGTTACATCTGTA